TAAAGATGATAAAGCGAAAGCAAAAGCCGCTATAGATAAGTATAAAACAAACGCTGATTTAAAAAAATTATTCAATAAGAAAGGTATTGATTTAATTAAATTTATTAATAGTGAATTAAACGGATAAAATATTTGTGAAAAGAAAATATTCACATATCAATAAAGACATTCAAGACGGGTACAAAACCTGTCTTGATTGTTTTGAAACTAAGTTACTGGAATTATTTAATATAGATAAAACCGGTAAATTTGGGAGAAAATCCATTTGTAAAAACTGTGATTCTATTAAAAGGAAAAACAAATGGACTTCCGATAGTATTTTTAGAAAAAATTGGTTGGAAAAGTCTTCTATATGGAGACAAAACAACAAACAATACTATGCTGGTTATCAAAAACAATTAAGAATAGATAATCCTAATCAAAAAATAAAAGAAAATTTTTATGCTTTGATAAATCATCACTTAAAGAAAAAAAATATTTCTAAAAAAAATAAAATAAAATATTTAGGGATTTCTATTGAAGAATATAAAATATATTTAGAAAAATTATTTGAAACAGGTATGACGTGGGAAAATAAAGGACATGTTTGGGAAATAGACCATAAACAACCTTTAGCTTCTTTTGATTTAACTAAAGAAAAAAATCTACTAGAAGCATTTAACTACAAAAATACACAACCCCTATTCAAAACTACAGATATAGCTAAAAATTTTGGCTCCAATAATATTGGTAATAAAAATAAACATAAAAAAATATTATGAGCCAGGATCTAAAACAAATAATAAGAGAAGAATACATTAGATGCGCACAATCACCAGATCATTTTATGCGCAAGTATTGTAATATACAGCATCCACAGCGTGGGAGAGTTATATTTAATCTTTATCCATTTCAAAGTAAAGTTTTAAACTTATGGAAGGAAAACCCATATTCTATAGTACTTAAATCAAGACAATTAGGTATTTCTACTTTAGCAGCAGGATATTCTTTATGGTTAATGATATTCCATAAAGATAAAAACGTACTATGTTTAGCTACTAAACAAGAAACAGCTAAAAACATGGTAACGAAAGTTAAATTCATGTTTGATAATTTACCATCTTGGCTTAAAATACCAGCAGACGAAAATAATAAATTAACATTACGATTAAATAACGGTTCACAAATAAAAGCAGTATCAGCAGCTAGTGATGCAGGTCGATCAGAAGCAGTATCTTTACTTATAGTTGATGAGGCTGCATTCATTGAAAATATAGGTGAGATTTGGGCTTCTGCTCAACAAACCTTAGCAACGGGTGGTGGCGCAATTGTATTATCAACTCCATTTGGTACTGGTAATTGGTTTCACCAAACATGGGTAAAAGCAGAAGCTCAAGAAAATGACTTTTTACCTATTAGACTACCATGGTATGTCCACCCAGAACGAGATGAAGCTTGGAGAAAACGTCAAGATGAATTATTAGGTGATCCAAGATTAGCAGCACAAGAATGTGATTGTGATTTTACAACATCTGGAGATGTAGTTTATTATCCTGAACATATAGAATACATGATGACAACTCATGTATGTGAACCTATGGAGCGTAGAGGTGTAGATAAAAACTTATGGATCTGGGAATCTCCAGATTATACTAGAAATTATATAGTTGTGGCCGATGTAGCTAGAGGAGATAGAAAAGATTTTTCGACATTCCATATATTTGATTTAGAAACAAATGCACAAGTAGCAGAATTTAAAAGTCAACTTTCACCTAAAGAATTTGGTTATATGTTAGTAGGTATAGCTACTGAATATAATGAGGCTTTACTTGTAGTTGAAAATGCAAATATAGGTTGGTCTACAATAGAATCTATTATAGAAAGAGGATATAGAAATCTTTATTATTCACCAAAGAGTGATTCCCCGACTTCTGATTCATATATTAGTAAGTATGAAGATATATCTAAAATGACACCTGGTTTTACTATGTCCTTAAAATCTCGTCCTTTAGTAATCAATAAAGGTAGAGAATATTTTGGTGACCATAGTGTTATAATTAGATCAAAAAGATTAATTGAAGAAATGAAAGTGTTTATTTGGAAAAATGGTAGAGCAGAAGCACAAAGTGGATATAACGATGATTTAGTTATGGCGTATAGTACTGCTATGTATATTAGAGATACCGCTTTAAAAAATAAAACACAAGGGATAGAATTAACAAAAGCAGCGATAAGTAATATATCAAGACCTTCTCAATACCAAGGAGCTTACTTCTCATCAGGTGTAGATAACCCATATCATATACCTACAAATAATGGGAATTCTGAGGATATCAGTTGGTTATTTTAAAAAATAAAATATGGCAGATACAAGTATATTTACAAGATTAAGAAGACTATTTTCAACTGATGTAGTTATTCGTAATGAAGGTGGTAATCAACTTAAAGTAATGGATGTTGATTCCATTCAAAGAAGTGGACGATACGAAACTAACTCATTAATTGATAGATATAGTAGAGTATATTCGACAAATGCTACCTCGCTTTATGGTCAACAATTAAACGTTAACTATCAATATTTAAGAACCCAATTATACTCAGATTATGATGTAATGGATAATGATGCTATTGTAGCATCAGCTTTAGATATTGTAGCTGATGAGTGTTCATTAAAAAATGAAATGGGTGAAGTTCTTCAGATTCGTAGTTCAGATGAAGATATTCAAAAAATTCTATATAATTTATTTTATGATGTATTGAATATTGAATTTAATTTATGGTCTTGGACTCGCCAAATGTGTAAATATGGTGACTTTTTCTTGAAATTAGAAATAGCAGAAAAATTCGGTGTATATAATGTTATTCCATATACCGCATACCATATTGAGAGACAAGAAGGTTATAATCCAGAAACACCAACAGCTATAAGATTTAGATTTAATCCAGATGGATTTGTTGGTGGTACAGGACAATTTACTGTTCCTAATATGGGAGGTAACAATAATGCTCCTGGAGTTTATTTTGATAATTATGAAATGGCTCATTTTCGCTTATTAACAGATGTTAACTATTTACCCTATGGTAGATCATATATTGAACCAGCTCGTAAGTTATTTAAACAATATACATTAATGGAAGATGCTATGTTAATTCATAGAATTTCTCGTGCTCCAGAAAAACGAGTATTTTATATTAACGTAGGTGCTATTCCACCAAATGAGGTAGAAAATTTCATGCAGAAGACAATTCGTACTATGAAAAAAACACCTTATATGGATCCACAGACTGGTGAATATAACTTAAAATATAACATGCAAAACATGTTAGAAGATTTTTATATTCCTGTTAGAGGAAATGATCAGACAACTAAAATAGAAACAACTAAAGGTTTAGAGTATAATGGTATTGAGGATGTAAATTATTTAAGAGATAAGTTATTTGCCGCTCTTAAAGTACCTAAAGCATTTATGGGTTACGAAAAAGATTTAACCGGCAAAGCAACATTAGCAGCGGAAGATATTCGTTTTGCTCGTACAATTGATAGATTACAACGTATTATATTATCAGAATTATATAAAATTGCTTTAGTACATTTATATGTTCAAGGATATAAAGGTGAAACATTAACTAATTTTGAATTATCATTAACTACTCCTTCAATCATTTATGATCAAGAACGTATCATGTTAATGAAAGAAAAAGTTGAGTTAGCTAAAAACATTATGGACGCCCAATTATTACCTAGTGATTGGATCTACCACCATATATTCCATTTTAGTGAAGATCAATTTGATGAATATCGTGATCTTATTTTACAAGATGCTAAACGTAAATTTAGATTAGCTCAAGTAACTGATGAAGGAAATGATCCACTTGAAACAGGTAAATCATATGGTACACCACATGATTTAGCATCACTATATGGTAAAGGCAGAATGGCTTCTGATCCAAGTAATGTACCTGCTGGTTATAGTAAAGATATTGAATTAGGTAGACCTAAAGAAAAAGTAAGTACTATTAATACTCAACAAAATCCGTTAGGTAGAGATAGATTAGGTAAAACAGCAATGAAATATGATGATGAAATGGCTGGTCAATCTAAACAATTAACTGAAAATTCTCAAACTGTTTATTTAAAAAATAAACAATTATTGAATGAAATGGAAAAGAAAATAGTTTTTCAAACAGATAAAGCAAAAGAATCATTGCTTGATGAAAATCAATTGCGAGATTAAAAATTCCTTATATATTTATAACAAAAACGCAACTTTAGATGCTTATTAAACATTCAAAATTTAAGAATACTGGCATTCTCTTCGAATTACTTGTAAGACAGATAACCGCTGATACATTATCAGGTAAAAACTCAGAAGCCACTAATATCCTTAAGAAATATTTTAGTAAAACTGAATTAGGTCGTGAATATAAATTATATGATAGTTTATTAAAACGTACTAACCTAACTGAAGGCAAAGCGGAAGTTATAATAAATACAGTCTTAGATAGTTCTAAACAATTAAATAGATCAGCTCTTAAGAGACAAAAATATAACTTAATTAAAGAGATAAAAAATCATTATAATTTAGAAGATTTTTTTAAAACTAAATTACCTCATTATAAAGCTCAAGCAGCTATATATACATTAATTGAGGCTTATAATAATGATAAAAAAATAGCTCATGAACAAGCTATATCTAATAAATTAGCTTTGTTAGAACATTTAACTTCAACTACTATTAAATCTAAAGAAAAAACAGATGAAGTATTAAATGAATTTACTCATTATGATAAAGATACTCGTATATTAACTTATAAAATTTTATTAAATAAGTTTAATGATAAGTATGCTGATTTTAGTAATACTAAAAAAGAAATTCTTAAAGAATTTATTAATAGTGTAGATAATACAAATAAACTTAAAGAATTTTATAATATTAAAATTAATGAGTTTAAAACAGATCTTATCAAATTAAATAAAAAAACTAAAAATGAAGTTACTAAAATTAAAATTAATGAAGTAGCTAATTTATTAGTTGAATTAAATAAAAATGATAAGGTTTCTAATGATAATATAGTTAATTTATTACAATATTGTGATTTACTAGAAGAACTTAAATCAGCAAATGGCGGAAAATAATTTAACATCTAGAGGGTATACAACTACTAAATCAGGTGAAGACCCAGAAACAGGAACTATCACATGGGATGTTACTTATAAGCCTGATTATGCTTTAATGTATAAAGCGTTTAGAGAACTTAATAGTGAATATAAAAAATTTCTTACATATAAAGAAACAGCTGAAGATCCAAACTTTAAAAAAATATATAATGCTTTTAACACTGTTTGGAATGCTTTCAGAACTCATATTCGTACAGCTTACCCAGCTGAATATAGAAAATTAAAAGTAATTGATGAAGATAAACTTAAAGAAATTGTATTTTCTAAATTAAAAGAAATAAGTGCTACTGGAACTGGAGCTTCTTTTACACCAGGTACTGGAGCTAATTATGCTACTCCATTCGCATTTAATCCAAATAAAAAAGCTAAAGGAGCTAAAAATATTTACTATTATAAATTAGGTTGGAAACCTGTTGATACTAATAAACTCCATAAACAAGCTAAAGGAATTGAGCATAAAGATTTATGGAAGAAAAAATTAGAAGAAACTGAAGCAACAGATACTTATATTAATTCACTTAACATAAAAGACCCAGCTTTATCACAATTTATAGAAAAAAGAGTAAGCGATTTTGATAAGATAGAAGATAAATTAAATACATTACTTCCATTATTAAAACAAGCTAAAACCAAAACAATGGAGTATTATAAAACATCTCCAGATTTTAAAGTACAATATGGTACAGATTTAGCTGTTGACTATTTAGACGATATTATTAAATTATTTAATAAAAAATAACATGACACTTCAACAACAATATAACCTTATAAAAGAAGGTAAAGGAAATAAAGGTCAATTCTTAAAGCACGCCCGTTCTTTATTTCCAGAATATTTCAACCAATATACAAATTATGATAATGCTATCTCAGTACTAAAATCTAAACAAATTATTAGTGAAGGTGTTGGTGGTGTTGTTGGTAAAGGATTTGATATTTGGGATTGGAAGAAAATTTTAGCTGAAGAAACTAAAGCAGTAGAAAAAGAAATTTCTAAAGAAGCAGCAGAAGCAAATAAAAATGCTTATGATAATTCAGATATGAAAAACGCTGATAATGTTAATTTTAACGAAATCATGAAAGGATTCTATACTGAAATGAAAGATCCTAAAAATGCTGATAAAACAGGTGATGAATTAAAAGCTATGGTTGTTAAAAACTTAGCTAAAGATCCTTTATATTATACTAAAAATGGTGAATTTGGAACTAAAGGTGTAGGATATACAACTGAAGCTCCTGGTTTAGGTGAACCTAAAGAACCAAAAGGTAAACATAAGTCTTCAGGATATGGTGATTTGAAAGAAGGAAAAATTGTTAATGAGATTAGTGATGAAGAATATGAAGAAAAATTATATAATACTATAGCTAAATACATTAAAGATCCAGATGATATTAATAGAGAAATATCTAATTATTATAC